TATAAATCCACACAATCGCATTTCTCCCCTGGATCTAAATGCGCACCGCAGCGGTCGCACGTTTTGTAGTAACTCATAGGATAAATTTAGACAAAAAAAGACCCGCTGACGAGTTCGCCAACGGGCCATTTTCGGCTCATTTTCGGTTCATTTTAGTTTTGAGAATACGATGCGTGAACCGTCATTCACTATTCGCTTGATCTGCGAGACTGACATATCAAATTCTTCGCTCAGGGCTTCAAGCCTTATGCCATCGATGAAGCGCCGGTGCAGGATCATGCGATCACGCTCACTGTGAATCCATTCCATTATGAGATGATCGACCTGGCTGTTTGTGTAGTCCATATCACTTCTTTTTCTTGACCTTCTTCTTTTTCCATGTGCCGTTCTTAAGAACAGGGACATAACTATCACTCGTCCAGTATTTCTTCTGTATCTGCTCCGCCTCCCTCGGTCGATAATTCATAGCCGCAAGGATCTCTGTCTGACTTATACTTCCATTATCCTTGCTGTCCCCTTCGCCAAGACTATCAATCCATTTGTACTCTTTAGAAAACTGGTCCATTGACAGCGACGGCACCTGTTGTATTGCATGTGTATATGATTCATACGCTGGTTTACCTTTTACACCGCGACTTTCAAGCCCTTGCAAAGTGGCACCGTATTCCTTTAGCGCAGGATAACCGCCCTCATTAAATATCTTTTGCGCGGTTTCGTCGTATTCATAGGATCCAAATTCTTTAAGCGTATCCTCTTGCCGGATAAACTCCTGCAACCCTCCCATGCCCTGGTTGTCAAGCACTTCCTGTTCCGCCTTTGAACTGCTTGCATGAATGGTTGTTGTCTGCCGGTTCAGATAATAGTTATACATATCTTCCTGTATTTTTTCAGGGAACATCTGCGCGGCTTTTGTTGCCTCCATTTTGTTTGCCGGCATATCCTGTGTCCCTGTAACCTTGTACCCATTAAGATAAAATGAAAGAAGGGTCTTTGCTCCGTACTTTCCGTAAATCTCGGCGTTGCTATTCATCTCTCCGTTCTGCTTCTCGAAATTGAGCAATTCCGGCATGAGTTTCTTTAGGGAAGCATCCGACAAGTCTCGCATAGCATTTACCGTAGAATATACGCTGCTTGTCGTTTGGCCTTTGTCTGTCTTATACTGCGCCTTCTGCTTTGTAGACATATAATCAGACAATGTTTCAGCGCCGTATTTCTCGTAAATCGCCACCCTTCTATCGTCTACGTCTTCTCCAAGTTCCGCCTTTGCGATATTTGAAGCGATAGCGTCAATCTCATCCCGCATCTTCTTTTTTGTTACGCTATCCTGATTCTGATACCATTCATTTTCTCTAAGAGAATCCTTTATATCCTCCTTAGAAGAATCCCGGCTGTCTATATAGTCAATCAGCCCGTCTTCTCCGTATTCGTCGTAGATATCAACATACTTTTTATACGTCGAAGAATCGGATATTTTTTTGTCAAACAGATCCCTTTCAGAGATTGCCTTAGACACACCGTAAATATCATTCAACACTTCTACTTTGTCTTTATCAGAAGTGTTTTCGTATGCGTCAGTTTTCATGTAGGCTTTAACAAGGTCGTAGTTCCGCTCACCCATATCCTTTTGGTACTCGGACATTTCCTCATTATTTAGTTTCTTTTCACCTACTGTATTACCAGCAACCGGCGGGAACACTCTTATGTCATTATCCGCTTCTTCATATAACCGCATGATCTCTTTATCAACAGCGGTGCTTCTGTCATAAGAGAAATCGCCGGGGTTGATAAACTTTGCAACAAAGGCATCCCACGATGTTTCTCCGGTCTTTATAGGTTTGCCCCATGTGTCGTATTTAATAGGTAGATCCTCTGTCATGCCAGGGATTTTTGACCTAAGCGTATTCGCCTGTTTTGTAAAATAATTAGGGTCATAGGTATTTCTCTGAAGCGGATCCAGTGTCTTTGCCGTAGCATTAAGCGAAGCCGGTATAAACGACTGTGCAAAGTCCGTAACAAGCGTATCAAAAACATTTCCCGATACACCGTCTTCGTTTGAATATCCGCCGCTAAGAAGTTTCTGTAACCCCTGCAGCGGCGATTCATCGAACCACGAATTAGCAACCGCAAAGGCGCTCTGCTTTGCCCCACCTATAAATTTACCGGCCAAAGTTCCTTCATAACCAAGAGCATTAAGAAGATCGCTGTCGTACTGATCAGAATTTTTAATTGCCTCGGATAATAGTGTGCCGGCCATAAGTTCCTGCGCAAACGGCTGCGCCCAATCATAGGTGTAATACTTATCGCCTACATGAATTGCAAACTCCCTATATCCTGTTTGCTTCTGATACTGGCGCATATCTTTATCCGTCGAATACGGGCCGGTGATAATGCCTGCTCTATGAAGCGTATAACCAAGATAGGCAAGGCCGGTTCCGGTAAGTCCTTTTGATGCCTCCTCAATACCCTTTATTACAAGGTTTTTGTCCCCACTCCTTGCTCCTTTGACAATATCCTTTATTCCGATACCGCCACCAAGCGCAGAATAATCAACCATTCGGGCCGCGATATTACCAGGGGCTTGAACAAACGGAATCGCTCCTTCTGCTAACGGCCGTCCAAGTCCGGGGATCTGTTTTATACCTTTGTTCCTTATGCCTTGAAGCATTTTAACGGCCCAACTGTTATCTTTGTATGTGGCCTTCATAGCTTCTTCCCAGGCAATTTGTATGGCCTCGTCCGGGATATCCTTTACGCTATTGATACCCTGAGCGTGTATGTAACTGCCGAGACGTTCTACAAAATTTTCTTTTACAAACTTAGAATCGCCAAGATCCAGCAACTTATATGTAAGATTACGGAAAGTTTCAAGCGGCGACCTGACGCCCTCTTTACCAAACGCCACCTTATTTAGCGCTTGAATACCACCATCTACTTTTATGTCTTTATCAAGAAATCTCTTAGCAAACTTCTCTATGCCCCTTCCGGTCATATCGTCGATCCAATGATCGAGGAAAGTGCCTTTATAAATTGTGGCATCTTTTGTAATAGCGTTCTTCATAGAAGGCATTTCATATTTTCCAGGGGTATCTTTGAGCAACTTCTGTACTCGCTCGCTATTAAACGCCTCTTTAGCAATACGCCTTCCTTTTCTGCCACTTCCCGTTATAGACTGCGTTACCTTTATGTTTGGATCAATTAAATGCGCAACATTCTGCCCGACTGCTTCAAACCTATCAGAAGTCCACCGCATAAGAAGTGTGGGGATATTCGCAAGCGGGTTTCTCTCTAATGTCCGCAGGTTCAACAGCATAGCAATTTTGCGCCCTTCTAACAATTTATCCATCATAGAAGAAGGGTACTCCATGCTAAGGCGCCTCCCGACAGCGTTCCATGCGTCTGTAATAGCCTTTTCGTCTCCGGGCGTTATGTCTGTAAGTGTCTTTATCTCCTCTTTTGTAAGTTCAAAGTTCTTCCACTTTTTACCAAACTTTTCTAATCCCTCCTTATTGATAGCGTCAATCTGTTTCATAAGATAGTGGAGCGCCGTCATAGGATCGTCCTTTACCAATGTTACCGCGGCAATCTGCGAAAACTGTCCGGTAGTGGTAAGTTCCTGTGACATTTTTCTTATGATTTCTGCTGCACCTTCGGGGTCCCCGTTTGCAGACAGTTCTTTTGCAATACTCCGCCCGAGTGGAATAGCCGCAGGATCATGCCTGATAACCATAGAATCAAAGGCATTTTTCGCCTTATTAAATCCCTGGTCAAAGATATTTTGCGCCCTGTTTATTGTGTCTGCATTATGAAGGACATTGTAAATCTCAGGATCATGTATAAACTCTGCGGCAACTTCATCCGGGATGCCTTCAATCCTGTTATATCTCGCGTTCTTTGCATAATTTCTTTCCCTTATATCTTTTCCATAATCCGGCGTTTTTTCAGAAATAAAAGAATTATCTGCGCCGCCACCGCCCGACTGCTGTGGTTTCATGGCCTCAATATCCGGTTTAATATCTTCCGGATTTCTTGTAAGACGCGCCGTTGTCTCCTGCGGCGTATATGTTTTTGCCGCTGTTTTTGCGCTCTGCAACGGTTCAACTGCCGCAGGTCCCTGTTTCATAAGCTCGTTGCGCTTCAAGAAATCGTCAATCTCGTTAAGATATTTCGGATCCCCTTCTTTTGCGTACTGATAAATAGCATCATTTACCGCTCGCCATTCATCATCGGACATGTCAATGATTCCGGCTTTTTCGCCATCATAAAGTGCGTTCCAAATCTTACTTGCGACCTTGCCGTTTCCGCCGCCCTCTGATAATGCGTCCTCAATGATACTGTCATAGGCTTTGCTCTGATCCATGACGCCGCCAAGCGCTTCTTTTGTGGGCTTTCCAAGTTCATCAACCCATCCAAGCTCCTGTGCCTCTTTCAAAAACGCGTCATACTGTTCCTGGGTCATTTCTCCAAACTCGGACCCAAGAAAACTATTATTCCAGTTATTCAGGATCGTATCAGCGTCGATATTAAGGTTTCGTGCGGACCGTATAGAATAAGCGGGTGTAGTGGCTCCCTGTGTAATATCTCTAAGATTCAGGTCCTTCTGATATCCCGGTATAGCTTTTTCTGCTCTGCGGTGTAACTTCCCGATATCACTTCTAAGTTTCTTCCCAGCCGTTTCTGCCGCGTCAACGTCACCGGAAAGAATAGCCTTCCGATATACAACATAATCGTCCTGTATGGCATCCCGCAGCGTTTTCATTTCATCGTTGACGGTAAAATCATACTTGCTCAGGATGTTATCAACCTGCATCTTATGACCGTCAAGCTGACTTGCGGCTTTCGGTATGCCTTCTCCCATGCCACGCCGGGCTTCTTCGATACTGTCAATGATCGGGTTATCCTGTGCCGGCCTCGGAAGTTCATTCTTTACGGCCTGTTCTACTACTTCATCGGCAGCATTTACAGGCATTTCCGGTTTAATCTCCGGCTGTTTCTGCGCCTGTTCTGCGAGCTGTTCAAGATTATTTACGGCCTGCTTTCTGCCGGCAAGCGCCACGTCTACCGCGTCCGCATTTTTAGCGGCCATTTCAAGTGGCGAAAGATTAGGCTGATATGCGGCCTTTGCGACATTATCAGCGTCCGCGGCAAGCGGATCAAGAACATTCTGCCGGTATGCTCTCAGTTCATCAAGGTATTTTGGGTCCGGGGCCTGCGCGTTTTTGACATAGTTCATTATTGCTTTTTTGCCGCCCGAAAGGACTTCGCCTATATCAAAGAGTATCGGAATAGCAAGATTGCCGAGAGCGTTCCATCCCTGTGTTTCAAAGGCCTGCCTGACCGCTTCATCCTGGCTCATTCCGTTTCGGATATTGCGCTCATACTCCGGAAGCGTATCAAGCAAAAGGTCTTGTACGTTCTGTCCTACCTGTTCAAGTGCAGCGGTTCCTCTAAGGCCAAGCCCGGCATAACTCGCAAGCGCATCAAACGCCGGGTTAGTAGCTGCGTATAATGTGGCCTGTCCGATAAAATTACCGGCAGCGTGAAGTTCCGGGTGCTGTGTGGCAGCGTTCGCGTCAAGCAAATCCATCTGATTCGCCCAGCCCTCGGTCATTTTCTGATAGTCCGCGCGAGCGTCACGCACTGCCTGAGCCGCACCGTCTACAAAAGGCAGTGCGTCAAGCACTGTTCCGCCAATTTCAAGTCCTGTGCCAATAACATCATCCGCGACTTTACCTGCCAAATGCGCAGCGCCATAAGGGATTTTAGCAACCGACGCCGCAAAAGACGCGAGTTCATTGTCTTTAACAGAAAGCGCGTCAAGATCGTCCCGGTTCCAGTCCGGATCGTCCCAGTATTTTTCAATAATCTGCTTTGCAAGATCCCGGTCTTTATCCGACATTTTGTATGACGGGTCAAGCCACTGCTGCACAAGGGCCTTTTGATTCTGCTCTTCAATATCCTGCTTCGCTCCTTCGCGTGAAAAGCCATTCGCGGAAGCATACAGTTTCAGAGTATTGTTGATCCTGGCGTTTCTCTCTTCCGGATTTTCTCTGTATGTAAGAGAAGGGTCCGTAAGCGCCGCCTGCTTCTGATATTCTCTTGCGGATTCCTGATAATCTTTGACACGCTGAGCGTACTTCTGTTCTACGCTTTCAAGGCCTTTGTTTAATAACCCTTTAAGGCCCTTGCCATATATAGCCTCCTCCTCAGCTTTTTTTCTGTCCTCAATCTCGCGGTCCAAAAGTCTTTGTTCTTTTGACTTCAAAAAGGGAAAGGCATTACTTTCAAGCCTTGCCGCTTCTGCTGCAAGTTCTTCATCGGTCATGCGTCCGTATAAATCATCCTGTTCCCTGCGGATTGTGTCTTCTACCTTGTTTGCCGCGCGTGTAAGTCCTTTCCCAAGATCCTTTTGGCCAAAATACCTGCCTGCCTTATATGTCTGATCGCGTTCATCCTTAATAGCCTGAGAACGTGCGTTTATCCTTGCAAGCCGTTCTTCTTTTACTTGCTTGTGCCGTTCTTCCTGTGTCTGCTTCTCTTTTTCTTTGGCAAGACGCGCTTCTTTTTCCTGTGTGTTTTCGCGGTATGTTGCCGTGGGATCCGTAAGCGTCTGCCGCTTCAGCTCTGGAATAAGACTTCCGCGTGTAATTTCTGTAGGGTCCGGGCGTTCCTGAGAAAACGGGTCAAAGGTAACGCGTGTTGCACCGGTATTTTTCTTTTCCGGTTCCTTTTCTTCCTTCTTTTCCGCCTTCCTCGTTGTTGTCTTTGCCGGCGCGCTATTCACCTGCGGAACGGCCTGGCTTTTCGCCCATCCTTCCGCATCCGCGTTCCATGCGTTATAGTCCGCCATAACCTGATCGGCGGTCTTTGGCTGTTTGGAAAGCCATGCGTCATAATCTGCCATAACCTGATCGACAGTCAAATTTTTTGACGTAGCAGTATAAGACGATCTCCGCCCGGATTTCGCCGCTTTTTTCTGCGCCTTCTGTGCCGCTTTAATAGCTTGCTTCTGCGCTTTTTCCTGTGCCTTTAACTGTCCGGAAACTCGCTGATAGTCGTAATTGCCCTCTTTGCGATCAGAATAACTCATAGCTTCTCCTTATATGAAGGGGCGAGGATCACCCCGCCCCGGATCGAATTGATTACAGGCCGTATCTGTTGATAAAGTTGACTAAATCTTCCTGGCTCATTTGCCCGTTTCTGTAGGCGTTATAGGCCGCAGTCTTAACAGCGGAAGGTGAACCGCCATTCATAAGAAGCTGCTGCGCCAGGTATTCACCGTAGTTAGAATTTACGCTGTTTGCCGCCTGCTGTACGTTCGCTCCAACATACGGGTTATTTGCAGTCGCGCCCTGGAAGGAAAATCCGGACTGGTTATTCTGCAAGGCTTTAAGCGCTGACAGATACGCGTCATTACTCGGCGCAAGCATAGAGAAGTTCTGCGCATAGCCGGCCTGGAAGTTGGTAAGCGCGTTTTCGATCTCCTGCTGAATAGCCATTCTCTGAGAATCAAGGCTCGACATTTGGCTATTGTACTGCTGCAAGGCCGACGCCAGGTTGTTGTTGTAGGTCTGATCCAGGTCTGACAGAGAAGCGTTACGCTGTGTATCAATGGCGTTTCTCGCGTTCCCGTAGTTGTTTTCAAGGCTCGCCCTGGTTGTCTCGGAAGCGCCGCCACTCATGCCCTGTGCGCTCATTCTCTGCTGAAGATCGCGCCGGGAAAGCATGTTGTTGATATAGGCCTGTCTCATGGCTGATTCAGAATCCATGTTGATATCATTGACAGACTTATTCCGGGAAGCGTCAAGCTGCCCGCGGGTGCTTTCAAGGTTGCTTCTCAGGTTCGCCGCGTTCTTATCATAGGTTTCATTCAGCGTCGCCATGTTGCGGTTGTACGCTTCTTCCGCCTGCGCCTGCAAACGATTAAGGTACTCCATGTAAACATCCGAAGCATCGTAGTAATCGTCGCCGCCGTCATAATAGCCATAACCGCCGTCGTCATAGCCGTAGTCATAGTCATAATCGCTATAACCACCGCCGTCATATCCGCCGCCGTCATAACCGCTTGCGTTGTCAACGGCATCCATAGCCATACCTTTGATTTTGCCCCAAAGCGTCTTCTTCTTTTTTTTCTTTTGGTTCGCGGCGTTCTTGATCATATTGCCCGCCGTCTGCGTCCACTTAGGCGTACTTGTGGATGCCCCTACTCCATCAGTCCCAGAAACTAAACCCATCTTTTACCTCCTCCTGCCGTTACTCGGCTGTACTGTTTATTTATTTTCAACCTGTCTATGACAGGAATAATGCCTTTTCCTCTTTCCGTCTTCTGATCAATGCGTCCTTATACCGCTGATTGGATCCCCAGTATTTCACAATGCCGTCTGCATATTCCTGTACTGTGTGACAGTTCGCCGCAAGCTCAGCGCTCAGCTTACCGGGTCCGCGGTTATATGTATAACTGACCAGGGCATCAAGGCGATGCTGTGTGAGCGTTATGTCATTGACGTATTTCTTGACATAGCCCTCAAACTTCACCAGATCGCTTCTAAGCATGTTTTCAGCCTCGGCCTGGGAAATACTCATACCATCGTAAACATCCGCTCCTGAGTGACCGTAGCCGATTGTAAAATACCTTTCACCGGCGAGCTTGTATGCTTTTAATCGGCATCCCTCATATTTCTTGATAAGGTCAATGCCTTTCTGTGAAACATGATCAGCAGCATAACGTCTATTTACTTCTGCCTGAATTTCCGCATAGTCATACCCGGCAGCATGTAAACGGTTCTTTCTGTCAATGCCTGATCCCCATTTACCATCTATGACTTCCTGGGCGATCTCCTGAATAGACTTCTTCGCGTCCTCGCCCTTGATTATTATGCAGGTGTGGCCTTTGACCTTTGTAACGATGATATCCCCGGCATATAAAGACATTCCGGCAACGTAGGGAAATTTATCGAACAGCCCAGTATTAACCAGCTTTTCCGCCTCATTTGCGGTAGTAAAATCTCCCGGATCCTTGCCGGTTCCTTCCTTGACGCACTCTCTGACAAGGGAAGAACAGTCACAATTCGTAGGCTTCTTTGTGTTTACACCGTCTGCCAGGATTCCATACCGGCCAGGATTCCCGGTCTGTGCATAACCGATATTCGGGTTATTACATGCCGTTTCCATGCAGTGTGCAATCTTAGCAGCATGTTCCGGATTCTTCGGTCGCAGGATATTCCAGCCCTTAGCAGATACATAAAACTCCTGCTGAGCTACTTCGCCCTTAAAATCCGGGACCGCCGTTTGCTTCTGATCCCCCGGTTTCCCGCCGGCATACTTGCCGTTTTCGTCAACCCTTGCGGATCCAATGATTATCATTTCTGCTCCTCGATGTTTGCTGTGTCGCAAGCCGCTTCACATGCCGCATAAATCGCCGCGGAAAGAGTACCGCAGATAATTCCGGTTATCGTGATCCACTTCTCCCCGGTCGTGATACCGGCGACGGATGCCGCGATTGATCCCAGGAAGGCGGCTACGCTGATCCAAAATTTACGGCTCGTCAACTTCGATCTCATTTTTGTTTTCCTCCTTTATCTTGAATATCCTTATCAACGCGCACCCTATAAGCTCCGGGGCGCCGAAAAATCCAAACACCGCCATAGTCAATGATGATTTTTCAATCCCGGTTATGGTCGATGTAATAAACTCCGCAATCGTGTATATGACAAGAATTGAAATACTGAAAATAACGTATTTATCCAGTCCATTCAACTTCTTCATTTATGCGCCTTTTTGACCATGTAATCGTCAAGGTTTTCGATCGCATCTGACACCTTACCGTTGCAACCCTGTTGTCTCTGACCATCGAGAACAGCCCGTAGACATTCAACGATCAGATATTGTTCCTGCTTGATTTCTCTTACCTTTTCATCAAACTCTTGTCGGATGTCCTCTTGGCTCAAACGAATCTGTGTAAGTTGTGCATTATACTTGCAAACATCCTCATCGCGCTCTTTCCGTAATGAGTCTGCCATGCCGTCCCACTTCTGTTCCTTGTCATGCCTTGCGTTTATTGTTTTTACAATCTCCCCCACGATTTTACAGAACCCCCATATCCCCGCTACTACAACCGCGAGGCGTACTAAATCATTGAATGTAAGTGCCTCCATTTTGTTCCTCCTTTCAGAAATCCCGGGCAAGGCTCTGACACCTCACCCGGAAGCCTTATGGTAGAGGGTCTCTACACATGAGTGATATTCTACGCTTTCGCTCCCCGTCACTCGCGGAAGATAGACATCATTCGTCAACTTCTTTCGTCAATTCGTCAACTGATTCGTCAACTGTTACGCAATAGCACCATTTAGCGGACTATCGTTCAATATAAGCATACGAATACGTTACTTGGGTGTTGACTAATGGCTTTAGCGGATTATCACCCGAAGTAATAAAACGGAATGTCCATGTACTCGTATAGGGGTAAATCCACGGAACAACTATCGTATTTGGCGCATCATTTTTCCATGCAGATAATACAAGGTAATCATCATACGACAAAGAAGATATTATATTCCCCGCACTATCCGTTGTTCCACTGTCTGTGCCAATCTTTATCTCGCTACCCCCCCCAATTTGGGCGTTTGTCATACCTCTCATAGTTTATCCCTCCACAGGAGCGGGTTCTTCGCCCTCATACGTTCCGATAGCGTCTGATTTCAGCACTCCACCAAGGCTATTCACCAACTTGATGTTCATGTAGGTGTGCGCCTTACCCAAGTCTGCCGCAACATTCGACAGTTTGGTGTAATACTTCGACAGCGCGAGGTTTTGGTCGGCAACCTTTTCACGACCGCCGTATTCATTGTAGACGCCCTCTGTGTCGGTCTTTACCTGTTCAATGGTATCAATGTAGTACATCATGTTTCTTTTCCTCCTTTATTTATGCGGTTTTTGTGTAACGAATCGTTGCATAACCCGTATACTGTGTCATATTTGCACCTGTAAGCAGAACGATATACGTTCTGTCTGCACTTAATCGAATTTGGCTTGTCGCCGCGGTGGTATTGCAATATGGAAGCGGAAACCAGTTATTGCTATCTTGAAACATTCCATACAGTTGAACTACCATTGATATATTTGAAATTCCATGTGCAACACTTTTGGTTGTTGCATTTGGTAACGCACCTAAGTTTACTGTTTTTTCATAGAGTGTTTTACCATCAATCCATGTGCCGATAACGTGTTCTGTCTCGGAATAATTCACGCTCCCGCTGACTTCGGTATTATCAATTCCTCTCATGCCGTCCTCCTTACGCTTTCTTGCACACGATATCGCAGACAAGTGTATTTGTCGGAAGTGTGGTAGCGGTAAACTGTACCGCACCCGATATCGTATCGACCACAATCCCCGCATCCGTCGCATCGGAGAGTGTTGCGTCTGTGAAGTAAACCATTGCGTATGTGCTTGCCGTCACCCTTGCATCAGATACCGTGGCAATCTTCGTCGTACTATTAAATGACAGGCTATTGTTTGCAAGGACGAAAAACTTATCTGCTTCATCCTTGAGTGCCTTACCCTGTTTGGCTGTGAGTGCTTTAACCGCCGACGATGATGTAAGAGAATCTTCAAGGTATGCGCTATCCGTCAACGCTCCAAGAGCGTCCTCGACCGTTGTTCGGGAAGTGCCGCCGATTGTTCTTGCGGTCGCAAGTGTTTTCGGTTGCTTGTCAGCTAAAGAATTATTTATCGTCCCTATATCACCGGCAACTTCATCCAGAGCTTCTTTTACATCGTCTGCCGTCATGCCGCTTGCCGTATTGTCATAGGTGATCATGTCAGCGGAATAATCACCATCCACCGATACAACAGCACCACCACGACCGTTGAAGGAAACCACACCACCACCGGCAGCCGCAGCCGCTATGTCTGCAAAATAATGAGCATTGTGTGTAGCGTCACCGTATCCTCCTGAAGCGTTTGGATAGTCCGCCCATGATTTAGCCCTTGCCGCTTCATCGGACGCATCTGAAGCCTTCTGAGACGCTACAGTGGCATATCCGTTTGCTTCGGATGCACTGGTTCCCGCACTCGTTGCATGACCGGCCGCAGTGGTCGCACTCCCCGATGCCGCATCAGCATAGTTATATGCGCTCGTTGCTGACCCGGATGCCGCATTCGCATAGTTCTGCGCCGCCGTCACCTGTGTACCGACATCCGAAACAGCCTGCTGTGCCGTGTTCTTATAGCCCTTTGCTTCATCAGCACTGTTTGCCGCCGCAGTCGCATATCCTGCCGCCGCACTTGCCGCAGTGGCCTCATAGTCATGTACCGATACCTTATAGGTAGTGGTGCCGTCATCAATGGCAATCAGGTCAGTATCGGCAACATCCCTCGACAATGCGGGAAGCTGGCCTATTGTTTTTTCTGATACGCTCATTTCCCCTCCTTATGCTGTGCGCTTATACGCCGTGAAACTGCCGACATCACCCTGACTGGTCCATGTTCCTTTACCATACAGAGAAGCAGGCGAGACACCCGATTCACACAAGACGATCTCTCCGACCGGATGCACCGTGTCAAACGTGGTATATCCAAGTCCTGCGATATAGTCCGCTATTGCTTTACACACAGGAAGCCCGGTTGTACTCAGCGCATTAAACGTGGTCAGCGGAGAGATACCGCTATAGTTTCCAACCAGCGCATCATACCCGGCAAGCTGACCAGAAGTGATCCCATCCAGCACCGTCTTATTCTCATGTGTGTGCTTCACCGCGTCCGCCGCAACCGCCAGAAGTGCAAGACCACCCAAGATAGACTGGACTGTCCCTGTTGCCGTTACACCCGAAGGAACCGTCGCACCGATATTCGATGCCGCAGTATCTTCCGTGATCTCGTCGATGTGGTTGTTGAATGCGTCAAGGGCCATGTCACCCTTTTCATCAAACTTTGCTTTGAGCTGGGCAGGCGGGAGCGTAGGGGAATCTGTTAAGGGAATAACCCCGGCCGCCGCTATAGCCGCTTCGTCTACTTTAGTAAAAGCCATAATTCCTCCTTATCCCTTGTGATTGCCGTTTTGTGTATACTCCACGGCAAAGTCATTTATGGTGAATGGCTCGTCAATGTTCTCGTTGACGAACCTAAATCTCACATGGTCAAGTTTCCTCAGTCTCGCCTTTGTAGATAGCACCTTCGCGGTGTTATCAACGTTGAATGAGAAATGCGTGAAATCAATGTGCCTGAAATCGAAGTACCGCAGTGTGGTGTTATCCTCTTTCAGCATCTCCCAGATACCGTGTCTCTGCGCCCATATCTGAACAGAAGACGCAAGTTCCGGTAAGCACTTCATGGCAACATAGCGGTATTTCTTATTCTTATAGAACAGCTTTTCCGATATATCAGCGGTTTCCCATACAGCAGGAATCGATACTTTTGTTTCTTCGTTTTCATCATCCAGGGCAAAATCGCTGTATGATTCAAGGGCTTTCCGGTCTGTGTAAAACTTGCAAATATAACCATCCGGTGTTCCGAAACAAAGATTGCCATTCATTTCAAACATGCAGGAAGCGGGTACGTTTTCCCAGTAAAATCCTACATACTGCCTTGTTGAATACGGCTTGTTTCTGTCCGTCCGGACCGGCTGAAGCCCATCCAGGACATACACATGATCATTCAAACAGAGGTAATAGAAATCCCGGAATGTATAAGCGAACGCTTCTTCCAGGTTTTCTTCTTCTAAGAGTTTTCCGTCAAGATAATAGCTACGGTTCTGTGCGTACTTCTCGCCGGTAATATCCTGCGCCGTGATTGCATAGACACCTAACTTCGTCAAAAACAGCGGTTCTTCTTCCAGGTAATTGAAGCAATACTTTGAAAAAGCGCCGGCGCCCTGTAATGCGTTCACAAGCCTAAAGGCCGGCTTGCCATCTTCTAAGTCGCCCTGCCGGATCAGCACCGACTGAGACAATTCGTGATAGTCTTTGTGCGTTGCCAGGTAGTTGTTGATAATGGAATATCCCATGATCGCGGAAGCATCCGAGCCGAGCTGCGAATACCCCGTATCTGGATAATATGTAGGATCATACTGTCCGGAATACCAGTCACGATTGATATTCGTGAACATGTTTCCATCGTTGTCATATCCCTTGTCCGGATTTCCCGATACAAACAATCTGTCATTTGCACCATTGACGCCAAACAACGCGCCGATAGTACAATGATTGATTCTGTCCGCATATCCCGTGACAGTCTTATATGCCTGAATAATTACGTTATCTTGACCGGAAACAGGAGAAGGTCCAGGCGCGGTAACAAAGGTTATCGTTCCGGTTGTACGATTTACAGAGAAATCCGTACCTTCCGTCTTCGCTACCATTGTCCCCTGTGCGTTCATAACCCATGCCTTAACCGCTGTAGCATCAAGGCCACCATAGGAAAGCTGGAATGTCTTTACGGTCTGCGGGTCATAGGATCCGCCACCAGAAGACCTTACATAGAAAGATTCTTTCCATGCCGGTTGAATCAGGTTCCTTGCTTCGTAGACGTCTTCGGACGATCCGCCTGTAGGTTCCTCAGAAATAAACAGCGTAGGGATATAGGCGTTCGCAGATGCAAGCTGGAATGTAGTGCCGTCATAAATATACATGTGCGAGCCGTCAAGGATAACCAGTTTAAGACCGATCTCAAACGACACGGACCGGTGTTCTGCCATGCCCGTATATAAGACAGTTTCTTCCGGATCCCCGGACTGAAAGATAATGTTTGCGGAATCATAGTCCACGACATAATCTTCGTCCTCTGTCACCCACTTACCGCCCATAGGAGCGGACAGGTTATAAATCTTAGTACCTGCGTGAACAAGCCAGATATCCGTTGTTGATAGATGATGTACTCCATACACATGCGCGCCATAATAGGATATCTTCCGATACCCGCAGCGTTTACGCACTTTCCCTGGAACCGAACGGATCATGTTTACGCAGTTAGGCGAATGTACTTCATCCACCGTCGATGCGTCCGACGTGAAATCGCACCCTAAAAAGGTAGAGTTCTCATATATATTTATGCTCGGACTGTCCGGGACCTTGAAAGAGATCGCCATTTAGCACCATCCTGTTTCGGAAACAAATTCTTCTTTACGCGGCACTTTAGCCTTCTGAGAAAGAGCGTCGAAGGCAACCTGCATTTCGTTACGGTAAATTGTGCTGACTGAGAGGTCGTCATCCTTATAGAGCTGTGACGCCATATATAACGGCAATATAGCCGCCACTTCCGGATCCAGTTCAAGTACATAATCGTCTTCTGTTTCCTGGGTGATCTGTTCCGGATAAGCCTTGTAATATACTGTGTAAATACCTTCCTGATCCCTCGGTATAACAAGCGTTTTATCGCCCTCCTGATAGTATTCATCAGCGGTGATATAGCTTGAACCATCCTTGCCCTGGTAGTAAATATCATTCTCCGCGAGCTGATAGAACGACGTCATGTAGTCCGGAAGGTAATAGTGCAGGTATTCTTCATAGTCCGGAACGTCATTTGTCGTATAATACTCATACGGATAGAAGCAAACATTTCTTACTTCATACGGATAGGGGCTTGAAAACGTGATCGTAGCACTGTCGCCAGGTGTAGGAATAACACCCTTGAAGGTAGCAAACTCACCCGGCGATTCGATATATTCTTCATCCGGTGTTGTAATCGTCGTGGTTGTTCCTCCGGATTCGATAGTGCATGTAACATGTGTTCCCATGACGCAGAAATAATAAGACTTTGCGCCTTCTGCCGTGAAAGCCTTGTCACCCTGCGGGATGAAATAGTTATCGAAGCCCTTTGAAAGTAGGTTTTCAACAGGACGCACGACAATCTGACGCTTTTTGATGATGAATTTGCCGGCCGTGGAAAGATACTGTAACCCCTCATTTGCGGCCTGCGGCATTGATTCAATGTATTCCTTAGTGGAAGAATCGACCTGGATAGGTCCTGTTCCATTAGAGGAAAACATTTTCTGAAGCGTAGCAAGTTTTATATCGTGCCATGTATAGGACATTTAAGCCTTCTTTCTGCCTCTCCGAACCGGCTTTTTTTCTTCGACAGGTTCTTCCACAGGATCTTCCTCGACCTCGACAGGCGGATTCATCGGGAATACCTTTCCGCCCACAGGTTCAGTCTGAATAGCCTCGCTTCCGCAAAGCTGGAACACCTTGATAACTCTCTTTGTTCCGTTCTCGATAATGTCACCGATTTTCATTGAAACCTCCCGGATATACCGGGGGCGAGAGACTCCCACCCCCGGCGTTTGAAAAATGATCAGGTCAGCGTGGTCGCGCTTGCGTCGGAAGAACCGCCCATCAGGACATGTCTCCAGTTCGTGAAGCCTGCGCTCCAACGTGCGAAACCGTTGTAGACAAGGTTTCTGCTCTCGATCTTCACTTCGTTCTCGACGTCAAGGCCGGTACGGTTGAAGAAGCGGGTACCAAGCAGCTCTTTGTTTGCTTCGCTCGACATGATGATGTACGGGCTGCCGCTCGCAGGCGTCCACAGATAGTCAACAACAAGGCGCCACTTGCCCCTCTGGGTGTTGATATCGTTGTTGTTCGTGCCGATCTCACCGTCAGAGCCGATGATCTTTTTGACCGTATCTTCCAGCACCGGATTGTTGCCAGGGACGATGATCGTGTCAGCCTCAAAGCCCAGAACCTCACCGCGATCGTCCTTGAAGTTACGCATGATGTTCGCAAGTCTGTTCAGCATCGCGCTGTTGTTGCCGAGCGCGTTAGTAAACAGGTTCGTCTGCGTGACGTTATCGGAACCGGAAAAGCTGTTCTTCAGCGGATGATCAGAAGCGAACAGAGCCTTGTTGTCAGCGCCGGAGATATCGATATTCGACTGACCGCCGAACGTCATGGTCTTCGTAGAACCGACAGAAGTGGTAAGAGCCTGAGACAGATACTTGGCCTGGGATCTCTTGTAAGCCTGAACAAGATTGATAGCCTTGCTCTTGGCTTCCTCGATCTGGTTATCATCGACCATTTCTTTCGATACAAGGAAGGTCTTAGCAAACGTGTAGTGCTGGATAAACTTGCTGTAGCCTTCTACGAAGGTGTCTTCAGAAGCGTTCTCGCCTTCGGACTTAACATCATAGTCGCCCAGGCCGCCGATGGTCGTTGCCTTCTCGCCCCATCTGCTCGACGTAGAGACGTTGGCAAGGGCCTTCAGAAGATCGTCATACTTGTTCTGCTGTGCGTCAGAATCGAAAATAGCAGCGTTCAGAATGGTAGCCCACTCATTCCACATATCGCCGTTCTTTGTGTTGTTGCGAATCGTTACACCCATGAGATTATCCTCCTGTTCTCTGTAGTGTTAGGTTGTAGAGCGTTTTCAGCTCCTTAGCGGTCTTATCCGGGTATGCCTGTTTCCACATCCCTATGACGTCTGAAGGAATTTCAACACTCTTGTCTTTATCATTTGTTCCGGTCGTGACTTTCAGGTGTTCTTTACTCTTAGCCTGATTGATCGCGGCCTGCTCTCCGGCTTTCAGTCTTGCTTCAGATAAACGGTCAAAATTGACCAGCTTGTACGCATCGGACAGTCTTGTACCAGGATGGTTCTGGCAATAGCCTATAACATCATTAAAGTTCGGCTGTGCGTACACATCAGCGGCGCTTGTGATCGTAGGGTCGAAGTCTATGATCGCCTTCATATCCTCGTCTATCATGGCCTGCGCCTGGTACTGCTGATTTTGTCTTGCAAGTTCTTCAGCTCGTCTTACTGCCGGCGAGTTGGCGATTGCCCTATCCAGCATTGACGGGTCAATCCCCGCTTCCTGCATCTGAGCTTTCGCCTGCATCCTATCTTGTGCCGCAAGTGCTTCCAGATATTCTTCTGCGGTGTTGATAGGCGCCCCTGTCTCGGGATTTGTTATCCCGGCGAACCTCCCCGCAAAACGCTTATTAAGATCGTCGGCTTTCCGCTTTGCTTCTGCTTCTGCCCTTCTTCTTACGCTTGCGAATTGGCTGTTAAGTTCTGAGGACTGCTGGGCGGGTGCAGTATTTTCTTCGCCTTCCTCAACCTCTACGGTTTCGGTTCCCTCGTCACTGGTTACATCCGGCGCAGCGGCTTCCGGTGTTTCGCTGCCTTCCTCAGCAAAAAACTGAATGTCAAGGTTCAATGCTTCGGTGTTTTTCATAACTTTCTCCTGGATTTTTACGCTCTTACCTGCGAATATATTTAATTGTCCGCTTTCGCGGTTGTTACCCTTCGATCTCTACCTTTTCGGGTATATAGACGGTTTCAACGATCTTCCCAAAGTTCTCGCAGTTCTTTGATATGCACTCTAAGCGCATCCTCTGAGCGAACGTACCGTCCGGACGCTGAACAAACTTGACGTCCTTTATCTTCATATCCACGTTACATTTGGGGCATTTCACCTGGCATACCTCCCATCATGGCCTGTTGCTGTTCTAACTTGGCCTGCATCTCCTTCTGCTCATTGATACGGTCTTCGATGATACCCAAAATAATGCTTGCGTTCGGATATCCATTAGCCTTCTGAATCGTCCAGTATGCTCTTGATGTTTCAAGATCGCCCACGGGGCCAAACGCTCCGGACTGTAATTTCATATCAGTCTGATTCCATAGCATTTCTCGGTTCTGCATGAGCGTACTTGTCGGGTCAGTCTCAAAAACAAACTCGTCGTCCCAGTAAAACTCACCGGCAGCGTCGATTCTCAGGAAATCTTTGCGGTTAAGCCCTTCGTATATGGTCTGTCCGGCCGCATCCGAAGAAGTGACTTCCGTGGTCTGATCCGCATAAGCCAGCCAGAATTTGAACATGAGTTCATACAATTTCGCCCAGGCATCGTTTTTCAGGGTCCGTTTGCTCTCCAAACGGCCGGCCGCCTGATTGATGGAGTACTGCTTTGCCGTACCGGACGTCGCAGAAGCGTCATATTTGCCCTGGAAGCTGTCTGTAATACCGGATGTGGACTTAGCCCAGGAGTAGTTTAATTCGATGTACTGGAGGTCATTCTGGACGTTTGGCTGTACGTTTATTACATTGATAAGCTGTGCCTCGGCAGCATTATTTACACGAATGATCTTCAGTTCCTTGTCGGTAAGTTCTACTTTCTTTCCTTCCGGAAGCGTGACATAAGAGCCGCCCTTTAACAGCTTTTCATTGGCCTTATCGCACAATTTCTTGATCGTGTCCTGCTGATCCTTTAGTATTTCTGTATCGGATCCCCCCAGTAGCTTGTCCGCCTTCGTGACATTCCGCCGAAGAACGACCGGAAACTTATTCGGCTTATAATACGGTATCTTCTTCTTGACCTTTTTTATCTTGACCTGCGGCATACCATGTTCATCGAGCATCATATTCCCATATTCATCGGTCATGGGAATAGGTACACCGTTTTCATCGACTTCCTGTTCCTCGGTATAGGGGTCTATATGCTTCATAGCCGGTTCACCGTTTGCCCCGGTTACGTCCATCTGAACCTCGATACCGGTCACAAGTTCCTCATATTCTTCCGGCATCTTCTTTGATTTCTTCCCGCCGCACTCAGGACAGACGCCATGCTGCATAACAGCGCCGCATTTTGCGCATCTATCGAGCTGTCTTGCCTGATAGTCTTCGATATCCACCAGTTCATACCGATCACACCAGATATAGCACCCAACACCGCCGTTATCATTCTTATAAATAGCGGTATTGACCGTCACGATATCTGTATTCTGTAGGGAATTGGTGTACCCCGATACCTGGGGCTGATCGTTTTCGGCGTCAGACACATCAACGTCATACATCCTTTTGACCGTATCTTTCGTCATACATTCCTGGATGAAGAAATAGTCCATGTCGTCTATCTCTGTCACGCCAGGCTGCGGAATAAGTTTCCTCGGATGCACCTCTTTAACCTTCAGATCGCCTATTTCACTATGTAAACCGGCGTTCTTATCCCACTGCACATAGAAATAATCTCCGCCCTGGACCGGCGTTGTACGCTCCATAATGTCATTTAGCGTGATAAGTCCCAGGGTTTTGACCTTATTTTCAAGCATGTGTTCTATTTTCTTTGCCAGTTCATCATCCTGTGCATGAATAGCCCGGACTTTTGGCATCGGAATAGCACTATCAACCTGGGATTCGATAAGCTCATATACGATATTACGGACGTTCGCAGACACTTTCGTCGGCGTTTGCCCGCTGTTAGGGTTAGTCTTTACGGATCTTTCGCCGTTATAGTACCCCTCATTCTCGTTCATAAGGGCGCGATCATCAGCATAACGCTCCTGTGCGGCGTCAAGCCTTGATCGCCACATTCTCAACGTCTTACTTTCGGTAGTTTTCTGCACCATTCTCTTTAATCTCCGAAACATTAGATTGGTTTACCCCATATAGAGACTAAATACGCCTTATCCTCCGCCGAAGCGTTGTCGTAGTCTTCCCACTGGTCCGGCCTCCACCGGATTCGGCGCTCATTTGTCGCATTTGTCGCCCCATTCGTCCAGTAAATAGCAAAATACCGGGCTGCATCTACGCTATGCGTCAGTTCATGCGGCTGTTTCGCGTATATATTGGGCTTTCGCTCGTCATGCTGTATCTTCTTTAGGCATCTGAGCAGGTTAGGCGCTACCGGTTTTCCGTTTATCGTCCGGATCGTTAGCTTCGATTTCCCGATATCACCGTGGGAAAGGTACTCTTTTAACGCCAAACACCCGGCTTTTATGTCATTATTTACTTTTGTTAGGTTTAACCCGTTTTCATTGAACAAAAGGGCTATGCTTTTGCCGGTCTGAGGGCTTCTATTCCATAAATCAGGCGGCGCCAGGTATTGTGCTACGTCATAGTCCCTTGCTAAATCTAAAATCAGGCTCGCCGCTTCTGATACGGTCAGGTTACTTTCATATATTTCCTGGTCGATCTGAGCGTTTCCAAAGGCATCACGCTTGACAAAATACCCCGCAAGCATATCCAGGCCATAGTCCATAACGAAATAATCAACCGTGTTCTGCTTTAATGTGTCTTCAGACAGTATTGATTCATCCGTTACTTCCGGGAAAAACGCTCCGCCCGGTACTGTTAGGGCTTCTTCAATGCTCGCCGGGTACTCAGCTTGCATCAAATCACCCATTTCCTTTTTCGTCTCGTCGTACCACTTCTGATCTCTCGAAGGATCTGCGGTCCACGGTATGAATATCTTGTAAAAGTTG